TTGGTACCCAAGTATTTTTTGCTCTAACTCTGGCATTCTACTTAATCTAGCTATCTCTGCCATCAGTAGCTTATTTATTTCAAAGTCTTGATTTGGCCCCATTGTTTGTAGTAGGAAACTCAACTCTTGCGCCTTTGCACTATTATCTTCAGCTGTACTAATACTTATATCAATATCTATATTTCCAAGTAGATCATCTCTTCTAATTGGAACAAATTCTTCATTAGTTATTCTAACTACTTCTTCCTCATCTAGGAACTCGCTATTGTAAGACATCCATTTTCTCATTAATGGTTTGATTAAGTTCTCAGCTATATTTCTAACTAAACTAATTCTTCTTGTAGATGTTGCATCTAATGCACCTCTAGCTCCAGTTGCAGTCGAACCTAATGAACCAGCATTTATACCACCACTGAAACTTTTAACTCCAGTTTGTGCTTCAATTTCATTATTCATGATATTCATCATATCAAATGCACTACCTGGTATTTGATTGTAACTACCTTGCCAGAAGTCATTAGGTGTACCGTTATATTCGAAGTTTCTACCAGCTAGGAATTTCTTTCTATTAGATATATCTAATGCACCCTTCCTCATACCAACTTGACCGTTGTTACTTTGAGCCATGTTATCTATGATACCTCTAACTACTGCAGTCTTAACTTTTTGGTTATCACCTATTACACTAGCTAAACTCTCACCGTGAATTTGAAACGGTACTGCATTAAACGGAACTACTACAAATGGAGGTTTCTTATCCGGATATGGATTACTTTGTAACCTAATTATCGTATTTCCAATCCAAGCACATACTATAGGTTCAGCTATACCATCTTCATTTACATCGTAGTTACCCCAATATTCATATACTACCATTTTCTTTCTAGGCTCATCTTTAAATTGGAAGTATGTATGATCTTGTGGGTAGAATCCATAATCTCTATTCTGACCTTCATATGCAGCTACTTTATCTAGATTCTTATATCTACCATCAGCTCGTAATGTACTTATATCTGTTTCATATCTATGTATTACGAATTGACATTTATCCATATCATCCATACACGTTGGATCGATATATATGTCTTCATTTCTACATACTTTTGCAGTAGGTTGATTTTTCGTAATTACAGTCTGTTTCTGCTTAGTCATAGTTATGTATTCTTCACCAGTAATCTCATCTACTGCAACTGTTTCCATCATAGTTTCAACTTCTTCATCTTCGTAATCCCATCCAGTTTGGATAGTTACTGTACCTTCAGTAGCTAATACTTTAAGTGATTTCATTATGAAATTATATCTAGGGAACTTTCGGCAGAATTGAGTATTTAGTAGTAATTGATTTTGTCTAGCAGATAGTACATCTTCAGCAGTAACTGGATTACACTTGATGATATCTGGAGTACTTAGGAATGGATCAGCCAATGAAGGCAACATCCATTCTAATTGTTTCTTTATATCTTTACTTATAATCTTAGATTTTCCAGCTTCTTCATTTCCGTATGGCATACCATTAGTTTCATTACGCCAATCTGCCATTTTATTGAACCATTCAGTTCTCATTATGTTAGCAGCATTAAGGTCAGCTTTTAAAGCATCTAGTATTTCTTGTTTCTTTATAGCCATCTAATATCCTATATTTTATTATCCTATTATATCACACTTTAGTTTAAACTGCAACTGCTCTATTCTTCCATCCGTTAAGGAATATCTTTTTTTCCGGATTATTTGATACTATAGCTTCATAGTACTTAATCTCTTCTGAATCAAATTCTCTATCAAATGAATCCACATCATATGCATTTATAGCTTTAATCGTATTAGGCCCTATCAAACCATCTGCTACAGTTCCAACTACCAACTGAGCTAATCTAACCGATCTTCCACATCCAGCATTAACTCCGAACACGAACATCTCATTAGCTTTATGTTGTTCCTGTATCTCATCTAATCTCATTCTATCCCAGAAATTCTTTTTATAGAACATCTTCACCTCTTCAAGTAATCCAGCATCCACATACAGTTCTCTACTTGCATCACTTAGTTTTGAATGTTTAGCTACTACTTCATCTATTTTCTTCCACATACTCAAATGTGGATGTGCTTTCTGATATACACCCATGAATGTATATCCAGTCTCTGTCTTATTCACATGCAATGCATTACCTGGACTATTAAATTCCAGTTTTAACATTATATCAAACACTTTATCTATACTTGCCATACTATCTCCTTCAGTCAGTCATTTACTTTTTTTATTACCAAATCTATTAACTACTATTTTGAGTGCCATTTTAAGCATTCCTCTCATTCCATATATTACTGTAATCATACCTATTAGTATATACATGTACCAATCTGGCACCAATGCTAATGAAGAAAATCCTGCAGCTACTATATACTGATACTCTGGTATAAAACTCATCACTACCGGTACTAACCATATCAGTAATATTAACTCATCTTTCCAACTCTTATCCATATTCTGCATCGCAATCTTATCTAGATCATAGTCCATCTCTGCTTCTCGCTTCAGTCTGTCTGCTTTAGCTTGGGCTTCAGCCATTATCAGCATCTTATCAGCTTCAAGTTCAACTTTATTTATCTCTTGTTTACCTTTGAAGTAGTCACTTATTCCACCTACTATCACACTACCTAAACTTCCTATCAAACTAAACATTAACAACTCCTTTCGTATGTCTTCATTACTTTAGCTATCCTAGCACTTAACTCTTGACACTTTTCTACATCATTTTTACTAGCAGCTATCATTAATTTAGCTGCTAATTTCATTACCAGTTCCATCTTAACCACCTATCTTTAGTGCTGATTGAAACATTATTCCACCTATTGCTACTATCAGTCCTGTAATTACTCCTGATATTGCTCCACTAGTTTTACCCTCATTCTTAGCTACATGTTCTAACTCTATCTTTAATCCTGCAAATCCAGTAGCTAGACTATTTACTTTATCATCTAGGCTACTCAATTTCTTTTCTGCTTGGTCAAGTCTATATGCAACTAGTGCAGTAGTATCACCATTATCTCTTCTTTCCTCTCCTGCCCACATTACCTATCCTTATTTAAATACTCGTTCTTTTCAAATACATCGAGTTGTGCATTTCCAATAAGCTCTTCTCTGTATTCAGTAATATCTCTACCACTACCTACTACTCCAATGATTTCACCATCTACTTTTACTATACTTTTATTTACTTCCATATGTAGCATCTTTCCTTTTACTTTTCCAGACTCTACATACTTTTTCCCTGTGTACCCATTTTCTAATACATCTTTATCACTATCACCACATATTTCACCAAATGTATGTTCTCTATCTCCATACTCTTGTTTAGCAGCATATGATAGTTCTAAATCTGTTTTACCTTCAGGGTTCTCATCTAGTAATAAGTTTTCCCTAATTGCTTTATTGGCATATACGTACTTTCCATCAACATCTTTGAACCATAGCATATCAGGCAGTTTCTCTATCATGGCACTTATTATCACATCTTTCTTATATAACTCTTTCAGCAGTAACTGCTTATCCATTCTCAAACTATCTCTAACTTCTTGGATCCCTTCGTGAATCTCCTGTAATTGTTGAATCATATTGTCATATATCGGAGTCTCAATTACACTTTTACCTTTAATCAAATCATATATGTATTGACACATTTAGTCTACCTTAACTATTGGTTTCTTCCAGTGAATTCTAATTACAGCATTCACTCCACTTAAACTCTTTCTTCTCCATCCTATTTCATATCCGTATGCATACCCTTTATAGTGTTTACATAATGTCATTAAAAAGAACCATTTTCCATTACTATCTTGGTAAAACCCATGTTCACTATACTCTACTGGATTAGGTCCATTCTTATGTATTCTACCACTAACACTTGTAAAGCTACCACACTTATTCAGACTACTATCTTCTACTACATAGTTGAAATTATAGAATCCATTTCTATAACACATCCAATAGTAGAACTGCTTGAAGTTCTTCCAGTTAGTCCAGATACTTATCTTATTTTCCCTAGCTCTATCTCCTAGGTCGAAGTAACTACCAACCAGAACTAACCCATCTACATCTTCAGGCTTTACAAACATAGTACTACAGCTTGTTAATGAACTATCGTCATCTAGATGATAATACAGTCTCATAACTAACAGTCCTAGCCATTTGTTAGTTTCTCTCTTTAATATCCATCCATTCTTAGTGTAGTACTTTTGATCATCTTCTTTCCATATAGTACTTCTCTCACACTCTATACCATTACTTCTCATGTAATTCCAAGCGTAATTTCTTATCCAATCCCTATGTGGGAATATTAGTGGAGTAAGAACTAACCCACCTATCTTTCCAAGAACTGAACTAACGTAATGTTTTATGAATCTTAGTACACTTAACCACTTCATGCCATATCCTTAGGATATTTAGCCTTTACTTTTAGACATTTTCTTTTATACTCTTCTTCTGCTTCTGTATCACCTTTCACTATCGCATCTAGGTAATCTTCCATTGGAGGATACTCTGCAACTCTCAACTCTTCATACAGACATGCTTTTACCTTAGCTAATCTAACATCTATATACTCTTGACTATCACTAGGATTATACACTAATTCTTTATATCTATATTTAGTTCTTCCTTCGCTATCTACACTCTCATCTATATAGATTCTAACTAACCTCTTACTACCTTCTATTACATCTTCCTGTAACTTTTCTGATGCTTCTATCAACATGATTTCTCCTTATATATTATACTTCTTTCTCAGATTATAGCTATCACACATTAGTAACCAACCATTGTAACTAGCTATCACTCCAATACTACAACCATTTTTAACCTTGAATATACAGTTATATTTTATCTTTTTTCTTATTAAACTATATTTACTGAATATTACAACTCCCAGAAAATCCAATCCTTCATCTATTGGTCTTATACAGTAATTAGCTTTTATAGTTAGTCCATATTTACGCAATTTTACCTCTGTGTACACTCTCATCATATGTAACATCTTTTTACTGCTATGAATCATTACTATATCATCACAGTACCTATAATAGTTCTTGATCCTATACTTCTCTTTTACTACATGGTCAACACTACTTAAATATATATTTCCGAAGTATTGACTTAGGTAGTTACCTATTGGAACTCCTATAGTACTATCCACTATTTCATCCATTAGCTGAAGAGTATCTTTACATTTTATTTTTCGTCTTATTACCTGCTTCAATCTATCGTTCTGTATGGATGGGTAATATTTATTTATATCCATTTTTAGGTAGTACAGCTTTTTATCTGACATTCGTACGTTTCTTTGTATTTTCTTAATAGCTTTATGCAACCCTCTACCTTTTATACTTTGATACGTATCTGCTATTAATGTTTTCTTCCATATAGGCTCTACAACCTGTACTATAGCATGATGTATTATCCTATCCGGATAGTACGGCAACTTATATATTTCTCTTCTTTTCCCTTTATCATTCTTTATAAATATTTCATATGGACTGTTTTTGAACGATTTGCTTATCAACATATTACGAATCTCGTTACAGTAGTAGTCTACATCTTTATCTACTTCTTTAACTTCTTTATAGTGAGTCTTTTTCTTCCTAGCATTCTTATGCGCTAGTTTTATATTCTCTATATCACATATTTTATCGTATAGGTTACCATATCGTTTCATTATCATTGTTTAGTATTGTCTTGTTCACCACAGAATCTTCGATTTCTCTACCAATACTTAGTGTGGCATATTATGTTTTTCGCAACTGTTGGCGAGGCACTAGTGTCGTTATTTTATCATTATTATAAACAAGGTACTGCAACTGACATTAGCATTAGATAACGAAGTAGTAGAATTATTCACATTCAGATTCAGTGGACCAGTATTCAGTCCATTATTAGAATTACTACCTACTAGAGCTATGACTAGTGCCTACCTTTCTTTATCTAGGTCTTTAGGCTAGACCGAACAATTAATACTAAACTTCCTCCTTTTATGTTTATTTTGTTTCCGTTATTTTAGAACGAGACACCGCAACCGACATTAGCACTAGATAACGAAGCAGCAGAACTATACACAGCCAGACTCAGCGGACCAGCAGTCAGCCCACTATTAGAATCACCACCCACCCGAGCCATTGTGTTATCAGTAGTACTTGTATAATAGTAATCCGTAGTCACAGCATTACTGTTACCCCCTGTTATATCTGATACTATAAATCCTTTATTTGTATTAGATAGTTTTCTTCCATATCCACTAGTAGCAGCTGTCACTATTCCGGAGTTTGTATACCCAGTACCAGTTTCATTGTACCCTGTTGGGTTTGTACTATACCACATTGTCTTATTATCAGTAGTTCCTTTGAATATAACACCATCTGCCATTCTCCATACATTACCAAAGAAGTTCTCACATCCTCTATAACTCATGAAACTCAAATCTGCATTTACATCTGTACTAGCTCCCACATATGTATAGTTAGCTGTCCTATTTCCATGCTCATTACTTAGCCCATTTATTCCGATTAACTCTCCGCCTACCCATGTTCCACCAGTAAGCGCTGTTCTACCTCTACCTAATGCACTTTGTATATTCATCGTACCATACTCTATTACAGCTAACAATGCTATCAGTTCATATAGAGCGAAATCTATATTTCCCCAATACCCATTTGCTGTCTGCCCTGAACTGGGATTACTGATACTATTAGCTTTAGCAGCAGTTCTGAACTGAGCCAACGTCTGACTTACAGTTGGATATACTCCACTTCTACTTATCATCTTACCACCAGTTACATACCCCAGATACGCCGGATAATATCTTTTATCTCTTATCGCACCACCTCTATCAAATGCCCAATGAGCTTCAAACCCAGTACCTGGAGTTAATGATATCTCCCATCTATGTACAGTATCAGTACCTGCTCCACCTGTAGTAGTATATTCATATCTAACATATGTTTTAGGTACTTCAACCATTACATTACCATCCGTTCCATCTAGCTTAGCTAATGTCCCATCCTCTTTATAGTTACTATTATTAGGATCTAAGTAGTACTTAACACTTCCATCAGCATTTAGTACACATCTCTTCATCATACTTTGTATTGCTGTATAGTTTTCAGCACCTATCCTTCTATAGGTATCTGTAGTTTCATTCCACTCTAATCCGTAACTCCCTAAGTACACGTCTCTACCACCAGATACCATAACCTTACTAACATATGCTTTATCAACAACATCTGCCGAGGTTGCTATACTTACATTAGATACAGGAGTATTTCCCATATCTATTCCAGTTGTTCCACTTATTCTAATTGCCATTAGTTACCTCCTATTGGTTTACTTGGTAGTACCCAAGTTAATGTTGAATCTCTAAGTGCTTGTCTATATACTCTCCACTCTGTTGAGTCTAATCCAGTATCTACTAACTTATTTATTTCTATATCAGCTTCTACTAACAGTTTATCTCTTTCTGCTCTAAACTGAGACTGTTCATTTAACAACGCTTCACTTGCTAGCATCTCAGCTGTTTTAATATTTTCTACTTTAAACATTGAATACCCCTTCTATATCATATCCATCTACATTAGGAAATCTCTCCTCATAAGTACATTCTTGACTATTGTAAAAGTATTGTATGGTGATATTGATTACTCCATTTTCTCTAGTTATTTTACCAACTGCTGGAGCTTCTGCTTCAACTTCCCCACCTTCTGGTATTGCACTCATATTATAAGGCACACCATTATATATTAGTGTGTCACCTTGGACTTCTATTGTTGTTTTAGTATTTGATGCTATTGGACTTAATTTTATTTTCATTTACTACTCCTTATTTCCATCTTCCGATCGCAAAAAACGAAAATAATATTTCCGTTCCTGCAGGTCTATTACCAATATCTAACAAGAATATGCCTAGCTGTGTATTTGAAACTCCACTAATCGTAGACCACGCTGCTTGACCAGAGTATGCTACACCTGCTTGACAAACAGGTTGAGCTATAAAAACAGATGGAAAAACCCAACCTCTAAATCCTGTAAATAGATTAGCATAAGGGTTACTAATACTTTGGCCTGTTGTACTAAAGATGCTCATACAAATCAAAGTCCCATCAGCATATTTTACATATTCACCATTAGCATTACTTCCTCTCTCAATTATAGCACTACTTGCTAATGTATTGGGTATATAACTACTTGCATCTACATTATAAGCTAACTCACTTTTAGATTGTTTTAAATCAGCATAATCTTTAGTAGCTAACTCTCCACTCTCTGGGAAAGTTACTTCTGTATTACTTACACCATCAGGGAACACTAAACCTAGTGTTCCTCCTGACTGTTTACCAAATCTTATTTTACCATTAGCCATTAGTTACCTCCATTTTATTTTCATCTTTTATTTTTTGGATTTCATCTAGCCAAACACTCTCTTCAATTTCTCCTCTTTGTACTTTAAAGAATAAAGAGTCTGTTATCTCTCGATATAAAAAACCTCTTACGGCTTCATATCCAGCTTCAATTTCTTCAGCTGTAATATCATCTATGTAC